ACAAACAATATATGTATAGAAAATAACTGTTCAAAAATTGCTACATTTAATTGTGTAGGCAAAAATACGGCTTCATATTGTTTAGAGCATAAATTAGAAAATATGATTGATATTAAACATCAAAAATGTAAATCAAATTATTGTTTAGGCTCAAGGGGAAACCCTAAATATAAAGGATACTGTTCTTCTTGTTATCAAAATTTATTTCCAAATGACCCATTAACTTTACAAATTCGGTGTAAAACAAAAGAAATAGCTATTCGTGATTATATCAATTTAAATTTTGAAGAGTTTACACACGACAAACCTTTATGGACAGGAAATTGTGACTGTACTCACAGAAGAAGAATTGACTTTAGAAAATTGATAGGCAATACTTTGCTGTGCATTGAAGTTGATGAAAACCAACATAAAGGGTATGATGATAAAAAGGAAGAAATAAGATATGACGATTTATACATGCTTCATAGTGGAAAATTTATTTTTATTCGTTTAAATCCAGACAAGTTTAAGAATAAAGATGGGAAATCTCTAAATCCTATGTTGTATATTCGTTTGCCTATATTAAAAGAAGAAATTGAAAAACAAATTAAAAGAATAGAAAGTGAAGAAAATGTAGAACTTTTGGAAATAATTAAATTATATTATGATGAAATTAATAATTAAAAAATAATAAGTATATATTATAACTATGGCAGGAGGACTTATGCAGCTAGTTAGTCAAGGACAACAAAATATAATTTTAAACGGTAATCCAAGCAAAACTTTTTGGAAATCAACCTATAAAAAATACACCAATTATGGCAAACAATGCTTTAGATTGGACCATGAAGGAACTCCACAATTAAACTTAACAACTGAATCCACTTTTACATTTAAGGTAAAAAGATATGCAGATTTGCTTATGGACTGTTATATTTGCATAACATTACCAAATATATGGTCTCCTATTATGCCACCTCAAGCATACCAGCAAAATGATGGCACAACTGCTTACTCTGATTGGGCTCCGTATGAATTTCAATGGATAAAAAATTTGGGTGCTCAAATTATTCAAAAGGTGACAATCAATTGTGGCAATCAACAATTGCAACAATATTCGGGACAGTATATTTTAGCCTCAGCTCAGAGGGATTTCAACAGTCAAAAATTAGCATTATTTGATGAGATGATTGGCAATGTTCCTGAATTAAATGACCCAGCAAATGTAGAGCCTCGTGTAAATGCATATCCAAATGCTTATTATACAACAAGTGCGGCTGGAGCTCAACCTTCTATAACGGGCAGAACATTATGGATTCCTTTAGGAGCTTGGTTTAATTTATCATCTTATCAGGCTTTTCCTTTAGTAGCATTACAATACAATGAGCTATCAATCAGTGTCACATTTAGACCTATAAATGAATGGTTCACAATTCGCGATGTCATGGATTATGCAAATAATTTTCCAATCGTAGCCCCAAATTTTAATCAATATTATATGCAATTCTACAGATTTCTACAAACTCCACCAGATGAAGAATTAGGACCTACATCTTATGTAGATACAAGAACTAATTGGGCAGCAGATATTAATTTAAATTGCACCTATTGTTTTCTCTCTGATGATGAATCGACATTATTTGCCAAAAATGAACAAAAATATTTGATTAAGCAAGTGTATGAGAAACCATTCTACAATATAACAGGCCAAAATAGAATTGATTTGGATTCGTTAGGTATGGTAATAAGCTGGATGTTTTATTTCCAAAGAAGTGATGCCAATTTAAGAAATCAATGGTCGAACTACACGAATTGGCCTTATGAATATATGCCACAAGATATAACACCTGCACCAACAGCTGGCAATGTTCCAAACCCTAATCCGGCACCTCCGCCAGTGCCACATTTGTTAGGTCCAGGTTTAAATCCGGATGGAACATTGTCTGGTTTATATACGACTGGTGTTTACAACCCACAAAATATTAAATCTATTTTGGTAGCAATGGGAATACTACTTGATGGCCAATATAGAGAGAATATTTTGCCAGCGGGCGTCTACAATTTTGTAGAGAAATATGTAAGAACAGCCGGTTTTGCACCTCCAGGACTATATTGTTATAATTTCTGTTTAAATACTGACCCATTTTCTCTACAGCCATCGGGGGCGATGAATATGAGTCGTTTTACAAATATACAGATGGAATTTACGACAATATCTCCTCCAGCAGATCCGTACGCACAAGTGTTGACTATTTGCGATCCAAATACAGGTGATATAGTAGGAATCAACAAGCCAACCTGGAGAATTTATGGTTACAATTATAATATGTATTTAATGGAAGAGAGAGTGAATATGGTAGTATTTGTTGGCGGAAATGCAGGTTTATTATATGCAACCTAATTATTTTATATTAAATATTTATAATATATTTATAAAATATATGTCTATAATTTTAACTAACCAAGATGGTAGTCTTTATTTAGACAACAATTCGTTGGCAGGTCCAACAGGTTCAACTGGTCCAACAGGTTCAGATGGTCCAACAGGTCAAGCTGGTCAAGATGGTCAAGATGGATCAACAGGTCCAACAGGTCAAGCTGGTCCAACAGGTTCAGATGGTCCAACAGGTCAAGATGGTCAAGATGGATCAACAGGACCAACAGGTCAAGCTGGTCAAAATGGTCCAACAGGTTCAGATGGTCCAACAGGTTTGCAAGGAAATACAGGTCAAGCTGGTCAAAATGGTCAAGATGGTCAAGATGGATCAACAGGACCAACAGGTCAAGCTGGTCAAAATGGTCAAGATGGTCCAACAGGTTCAACTGGTCCAACAGGTTCAACTGGTCCAACAGGTTCAACTGGTCAAGCTGGTCAAGCTGGTCAAAATGGATCAACAGGACCAACAGGTCAAGCTGGACAAACTGGTCAAGATGGTCCAACAGGTTCAACTGGTCCAACAGGTTCAACTGGTCCAACAGGTTCAACTGGTCCAACAGGTTCAACTGGTCAAGCTGGTCAAGATGGTCAAGATGGTCAAGATGGATCAACAGGTCCAACAGGTCAAGCTGGTCCACCAGGTCAAGCTGGTGGTCCAACAGGTCCAACAGGTCAAGCTGGTCCAACAGGTCAAGCTGGTGGTCCAACAGGTCCAACAGGTCAAGCTGGTCCAACAGGTTCAGATGGTCCAACAGGTTTGCAAGGAAATACAGGTCAAGCTGGTCAAAATGGTCAAGATGGTCAAGATGGATCAACAGGTCCAACAGGTCAAACTGGTCCAGCTGGTGTAATTGGAGCGACAGGAACTAATTATGGTGATTATTTATATTGGAACGGATTATCATTTGTAGTAGGTAGTAGTAAAGTAACATTAGGATCCAATGCTGGGCAAACTAGTCAAGGGTCAAACGCTGTTGCAATAGGAAATACTGCTGGACGAACTAGTCAAGGGGTATCCGCAGTTGCAATAGGATTTGGTGCTGGACAAAGTACTCAAGGGTCAACCGCTGTTGCATTAGGAGCTAATGCTGGACAAACTGGTCAAGGGTTCAGCGCTGTTGCGTTAGGAGCTAATGCTGGACGAACTAGTCAAGGGTTCAACGCTGTTGCAATAGGATTTGGTGCTGGACAAAGTACTCAAGGGGCATCCGCTGTTGCATTAGGAGTTAATGCTGGGGCAGCTAGTCAAGGGGCATCCGCAGTTGCAATAGGAGCTAATGCTGGACGAACTAGTCAAGGGGCATCCGCAGTTGCAATAGGATCTGGTGCTGGACAAAGTACTCAAGGGGCAAATGCTGTTGCAATAGGATCTGGTGCTGGACAAAGTACTCAAGGGGCAAATGCTGTTGCATTAGGATATCAAGCTGGACAAACTGGTCAAGGGGCATATGCAGTTGCAATAGGAGCTAATGCTGGACAAACTGGTCAAGGGGCAATTGCAGTTGCATTAGGATATCAAGCTGGTCAAACTAGTCAAGCGAGCTCTGCAATTGCAATAGGAAATACTGCTGGTCAAAATACTCAAGGGGAAAACGCAATTGCAATAGGAACTGGTGCTGGACTAATTAGTC